ACATACAGTATTGCTGGCGCTGTCCTTACATTCTCAGAAGCACCGCCAGTTACTTCGTCAATTGAAGTCAACTACGTCTAAGGATTTATCATGGCGCTAACAAAAGTTTCTTACTCCATGATTCAAGGCGCCCCGGTCAACGTGCTTGATTTTGGCGCTGATTTAACCGGATCAGTTGACAGTTCCTCGGCTATTCAAGACGCTATTAACGCGGCCAACGGAAAACCAGTTTACATGCCGACGGGCACCTATCGGCTTGATACGGGTTTGACACGAATTACAACGCCGTCCGGCGTTTTTGGCCCGGGCTTAACTTTGATTGGTGACGGGCCTGACAAAACAATCTTAGACTTTCGCGGCACATCCTCGGCTGCAATCAGCGCGGGGACTACGACGCTAGGTAAATTTTTAATGTGGGTGACGCTACAAGGCTTCACCATTACGACAACTGGATCACCTGCTGGCGCCATTGGAGTTCAAATTCGCAGCGTCTACATGGCTTGGATGCACGAACTTTGGATTCGAAACATGGCTGCCGATGGCATTAAGGTTGTGATGACCGACGGCGATCAAGACGGCAGCAACATGGTCACCCTTGAGCGAGTGCGGATTGAAAATTGCGGCGGCTGGGGCATTAACACCGCAGTCACTGGCCCATACAATGAATTTTCTTTCCTCAAGCTGCACCATGTATTTATTCAGGCTTGCGGCACAACTTCGGCAACTGTACCGCCACCGAGCGGCGGTATTCGCTGGAAGGGTCAGATTCTTGAAGCAGCCGATTCGTGTGTGGTCATTTGTGAAAACGTCGGTATGTACATCCAAGGTGGTGCTGGCTTGTCCAACACCGCCAGGCTGACGAACTTTGTCTTTGAGAACAACAAGTCCCGCAGCCTGTACTGCGACGGGCTGGACGGCCTCACATGGAATCGCGGCCAGATTTACAACAACGACACCTACACAGCAACGCGAGGCGCTGAATTTAACGGGGCGACCTATTCCATCAAAGGAATTCAAATTGATGGCGTATATGTTAGAGCCACAAGCGGAAACAGCTCGCTTCAAGCGTTTACGATCAGTGGAACTGGCGCTGCACTGAACTCCTGCCGAGTGACAAACACGATCTGGCAAAACTTTGACTACGCTGGGCAGGTTCGTTTCAGTGGCTGGCAATTTGATGTTGTGCCAAAGACTTGCGACTTGGTTGTTTTGTCTTCAACAGATGCAGTCTTGCGAGCGCGTAACATCTTAGGCGACGGCAACAAAATGCCGCTACGGTTGCGCGGTACTGGTTCAACAACTGGCGAATGGATACAGTACCAAGTCAGCAATCCAGGAATTTCTCTGACAAATTCTGGCCTTGCCGCAAACACTCGCTACTACTGCTATCTGTGGGACAACAACAATGTAGTCCAACTTGAGGCAAGTACATCGGTGCCAGTTTTGGACACTGAAAGCGGGTACAGCGTCAAGACCGGCGATGCCACTCGGCTTTATGTTGGCAGCGTTGAAACTGACGGAAGCGCAAACTTCAAAACAAGCGCAAGCGGCTGGCTAAACCCAATGTTTGTTCCTGGCTCTCAGACAGGAATTTATACATACATGTGGACGGATAGCAGTAATCGGTTGCGTGTTAAATACGCAGTTGATCCTACGTCTGACACAGATGGCACAATTGTTGGCACACAAACTTGAGGATAGATCATGGCTGACTTAAAAATTTCTGCTCTTACTGGAGCAACTACTCCGCTGGCTGGCACCGAAGTACTGCCAATTGTTCAGAGTAGTTCAACCGTCAAAGTTAGCGTTGCCAATTTGACCGCTGGCCGCGCTGTTTCTGCCTCATCTTTGGCGCTTACGACTCCGCTGCCAACCACCAGCGGCGGCACAGCGCTGGCTTCCTTCACCAACAAAGGCGTAGTGTACGCATCGTCAACCAGCGCGTTGGCGACGGGCAGCGCGTTGGAGTTTGACGGCACCAATTTTGGCGTTGGTACTGGCGGCAATACGATGAACCATCAGTCTGTCGTGTACAAAGGCGGTGGGAACGCTGTTTACTTTCAGATTGGAAACGGCGCCAGTGGCCTTGGTGCAACCCAAGGCGTCAGATTGGGTTTGACTGCTGCCGCTGCCAGTGAACTCTACACAATCAACAGTTTTACATTGTATGTAGATGGAACAGCGGGTTTTTCCCTAGACTCATCGCGCAACGTATCAGCGGGTACAGATAACAACCAGACCCTTGGGTCAGCAGCTAAACGCTGGTCAGTCGTATACGCTGGCACTGCTATTATTAATACGTCCGACAAAAATCAAAAACAGCAAATTCGTGAACTATCTAGCGCAGAAAAAGCCGTCGCACTTCGTTTAAAAGGCTTGATAAGAGCTTTTAAATTTAATGATGCAGTCGCAATTAAAGGCCAATCTGCTCGTATTCATGTTGGCGTAATCGCCCAGGATGTAGCTGTTGCTTTTGAAAATGAAGGTCTTGATGCGTATCAGTACGGAATGTTTTGCTCTGACGAAATGGAAGACGGCAGTAAACAATTAGGGGTTCGATACGAAGAGCTTTTGGCCTTTGTAATAGCCGCAATTTAAATCTTGACAAGCGCCTTCTTAGCGCATAATCTGAGAACTGTATCGGCCCAGTAGACCGAGGTTCCTACGGAACAAGAAATGACTGAAGAAGTCCAACAAGCCTTAGCGGAAGTTGAATCCGCGCCAGCAGCCGAGGTGACGGCCACCACGGACACTGCACAAAACGCGCCGGAAGTAGCTGAGAGTCAACCCGAGCAGACGCCCGAGGAGAAGAAATTTTCCCAGGCCGAGATCGACGCGATGATCAGCAAGCGCCTTGCCAGAGAGCAGCGCAAATGGGAACGTGAGCAGCAGGCTAAAGCCACCCATCAGGTGGTGAAAACGGAAGTCCCGCCTATCGAGCATTTCGAGTCGCCTGATGCCTACGCGGAAGCGTTGGCCGTCAGAAAGGCTGAAGAACTGATCGCGCAGCGAGATTTCCAACGGCAGCAGGCTGAGATTAACGACGCTTACCACGACCGTGAGGAAGAGGCCAGGGCCAAGTACGACGACTTTGAACAAGTCGCCTACAACCCGCAGCTTCGAGTCACTGACGTGATGGCCGAGACAATCAAGGCGTCCGACATGGGGCCGGACCTAGCTTATTGGCTGGGAACCAACCCGAAGGAAGCTGATCGCATTTCCCGCTTGGCACCTCTTTTGCAGGCCCGAGAGATTGGGAAGATTGAGGCCAAACTTGGCTCCAATCCTCTTGTGAAACCAACTACGTCTGCGCCTGCGCCTATTTCGCCTGTTACCGCACGCACCAGTGGAAGCCCGTCCTACGACACGACTGATCCTCGGTCTACCAAGACTATGACAGACTCGCAGTGGATTGAAGCTGAACGTGCCCGGCAGATGAAAAAGCTGCAAGCGCAAATGAACCGCTAAAACTTTGAAAGGACCGCCGAAATGGCTAATAGCATTCTTACCATTGACATGATCACCCGGAAGGCTCTCGAAATCCTCGAGAACAACCTGGTGCTCACCCGTAACGTTAACCGCCAATACGACGACAGCTTTGCTGTTGAAGGTGCCAAGATTGGCTCTACCCTGCGTATCCGTCTGCCCGACCGCGCTTTGGTCACCGACGGCGCCGCCCTGCAAGTGCAGGACGACAACGAGCAGTTCACCACCCTGACTGTGTCTTCGCAGAAGCACATCGGCGTGAACTTCACGTCTGCCGAACTGACCATGCAGTTGGACGACTTCGCAGAGCGTGTTCTGAAGCCTCGTATCAGCCAGTTGGCCTCCAGCATCGATGCTGACGTGGCAAACAGCTTCAAGTACATCGGCAACACCGTTGGCACCCCTGGTACCACGCCCGCTACCTCGCTGGTTCTGCTGCAAGCTCAGCAGAAACTGAACGAGAACGCTGCTGTGATGTCGCCTCGCTACGCCACCGTCAACCCAGCGGCCAACGCTGGTTTGGTCGAAGGCATGAAGGGTCTCTTCAACCCCACCGATACCATCAGCAAGCAGTTTAAGAACGGCATGATGGGCATGGGCGTGTTGGGCTTCGACGAGATCAACATGTCTCAGTCGATCAAGCAGTTCACCACCGGCTCGCGTACCGCTACTGGCGGCACCTTGTCCGCTGCTGTGACTGCTGAAGGTGCTACGACCATTGCCATCACCGGCGCTGGTGCAGCAGGCACCGTGAAGATCGGCGACGTGTTCACCGTGGCTGACTGCTACGCTGTGAACCCACAGACCCGTGAGTCCACTGGCTCGCTGTTCCAGTTTGTCGCAGCCGCTGACGTGACCCTGAGCGGCGCTGGCGCCGGCAACATCACTGTGGCTCCGATGTACTCGGCCAACCACGCTCTGGCTACCGTTGACGTTCTGCCGCAAAACGGTAAGGCCGTCGTGTTCGTGGGTGCTGCTTCCAGCCAGTACGCTCAGAACCTGGTGTACCACAAGGATGCGATCACCTTCGCCACCGCCGACCTGCTCCTGCCCCAGGGCGTGGACATGGCTGCTCGCGCTGTCCATAACGGCATCAGCCTGCGCGTTGTTCGTCAGTACGACATCAACAACGACCGTATGCCCTGCCGTATTGACGTGCTGTACGGCTACAGCGTGATTCGTCCTCAGATGGGCGTTCGCCTCTGGGGCTGATTGAATGGGGGCTTCGGCCCCCTTCTACACATTTATTTTGAAAGGATTTCATCATGGCTCTCCCTAATGGTTCTGGTGGGTATCAGGTTGGCGCAGGCAACACCAGTGAAGCGCAACTGATCGTTCAAGGCGCCCCCACTGCGATTACCGCAACAACCGCAACCCTGACCGGCGCTCAAATGGCCGTTGGGTTGATCACCAGCAACACCTCGGCTGACACCGTGGTTACGCTGCCTACCGTTGCCGATCTGGAAGCTGCAATCAGCAGCGCCCAGAAAGTCAACGCTGCATTCGATTTTGCAGTTGCCGTTGACGACACTGCGTATCAATGCACCTTGGCTACCGCTACTGGTTGGACGTTGCTCGGTAACATGGTGGTGTTGGAAAACACCGGCGCTTTGTTCCGCGCTCGTAAAACCGGCGACGGTACTTGGACTCTGTACCGCATTGCAGGCTAAACCCAAATGGGGGCTCCGGCCCCCGTTTTTAAAGGATAAAACATGCCTAATACCAAGCCTGTAGGCGTCGCGTTTAGCGACCCTGAATTGACTTCTGGCACCACTGTAAGTGGTGCAGTAATTGACGGCAGCGCAATCGGTGCAACAACGCCATCAACCGTGGTCGGCACTACTGTTTACGCTACAACCGAAATCGGCTACACCGCCGCCGCACAAGGTACTGTGACGCAGGCAACCAACAAATCGACAGCGGTCACGCTGGACAAGTCTGCTGGTCGCATCACAATGAACAACGCATCGTTGGCAACCTCCACCAATGCGACGTTCGTTTTGAACAACAGCACCATTAGCGCCAACGACGCGGTGATTTTGACCATCTCTGGCGGGCAAACTACTCCTGGCTCATACAACGTATTTGCCAATGCTTTGTCTGCTGGTCAAGTCAGCATTACCTTACGCAACATTTCGGGCGGGTCGCTGTCCGAGGCTGTTGTCATCAACTTCGCAATTGTTCACTGCGCAAGCTGAAAGGAGTGGGGACTTCGGTCCCCACTTATGGCAATAATTTACCTCACACACCCCATCCACGGCGCTAAGGTTGCGACGATGGACATGGAAGCCGATTTGGATGTTCAAAACGGCTGGTCGCGGTACAATTTCGAGACCGTTGAAGAAGTGGCTGAAGAAGTCAGCCCCGAGCCTGTAGCACGGCGTGGCCGTCGCAAAAAGGACGTTTTAACCGCAGAGGAATAGCATGACGACCTACACCGCAGGCGAACAGATTAACCGGGCGTTGCGGCTGCTAGGCGTCCTAGCCGAGGGTGAAACGCCATCGGCGTCAGTGTCTCAGGACTCCCTGATGGCGCTCAACCAGATGATCGACTCGTGGAACACCGAGCGTCTGGCGGTTTTCTCCACCATCGACCAGATCGTCAACTGGCCGACCGGCTCAATCAACGAGACTCTTGGCCCCAGTGGTTCGCTGGTGCGCCTGAACGGCACTGCCGTGCGGCCCGTTCTGGTGGACGACGCCACCTACTTCAAAGACCCCGGCACCGGTGTGTCGTACGGTATCAAGCTGATCAATCAGCAGCAGTACGACGGCATCGCGGTCAAGACTGTGACCTCGACTTTTCCGCAGGTGATGTTTGTCAACATGACCTACCCGGACATTGACATCTTCATCTACCCGCGCCCAACGCGGCTGCTGGAGTGGCACTTCATCAGCGTTGAGGAACTGACGCAGCCGGCCAATCTGTCCACCCAAATTCTGTTCCCGCCAGGCTACCTGCGGGCGTTCACCTACAACTTGGCCTGCGAGATCGCGCCAGAGTTCGGTGTCGAACCAAGCCCCCAGGTGCAGCGTATTGCGATGTACAGCAAGCGCAACTTGAAGCGCATCAACAATCCGGACGATGTGATGTCGATGCCGTACTCGCTGATCGCCACGCGGCAGCGGTACAACATCTACGCCGGTAACTACTGATGAAGACGCCAATTTTGGGCAGCACCTATGTGGCTCGCAGCGTCAACGCTGCGGATGCTCGCATGGTCAACCTGTTCCCCGAGATCGTGCCCGAGGCGGGCAAGGAGCCGGCGTTTCTGAACCGCGCCCCAGGCCTGCAACTGCTCAACTCGATCGGCACCGGCCCAATCCGTGGCCTGTGGGCCTTCTCGCCGCAGGACGGCACGGGCTTTGTGGTGTCGGGCACGCAGCTCTACAAGATCAACAACAGCTACACGCCGACGCTCATCGGCACCGTGGCCGGCACTGGCCCGGTCAGCTTGGCCGACAACGGCACGCAGCTCTTCATCGCGGCCAACGGCCCGAGCTACATTTACAACAATACGACCAACGCCTTTGGGCAGATCACCGACCCGGACTTCCCCGGCGCAGTGACCGTGGCGTATCTGGACGGCTACTTCGTGTTTAACGAACCGAACAGCCCAAATATGTGGATCACGGCGCTGCTGGACGGCACGTCGATTGACCCAACTGAATTTGCCCCCGTGGACGCATCCCCTGACGGGTTGGTGGCTGTTATATCCAACTTCCGCGAAATCTGGGCCTTTGGCACCAACTCGATTGAGGTCTGGTCTGACACGGGCGCAACGGACTTCCCTCTCCAGCGCATCCCCGGCGCGTTCAACGAGTTGGGCTGCGCCGCACCCTACTCGATAGCCAAGATAGACAACGGTTTGTTCTGGCTCGGGCGTGACCGGCGCGGTCAGGGCATTGTCTACCGGGCCAACGGCTACGCCGGCCAGCGCATCAGCACCCACGCTGTCGAGTGGCAGATTCAGCAGTACAGCGACCTGTCGGACGCCGTTGCGTACACCTACCAGCAAGACGGCCACAGCTTCTATGTGCTGATCTTCCCCACGGCCAACACGACCTGGGTGTACGACGTTGCCACCCAAGCCTGGCATGAGCGGGCTGGCTGGAACAACGGCGAGTTCACCCGACACCGCAGCAACTGCCAGATGGCGTTCAACAACAAGGTGGTCGTCGGCGACTACGAGAACGGCAACATCTACGCCTTTGATCTGGAAGACTACTCGGACAACGGCAGCATCCAGAAGTGGCTGCGGTCGTGGCGGGCGCTGCCCACCGGCCAGAACAACCTCAAGCGCACCGCGCAACACAGCCTGCAACTCGACATTGAGGCCGGCACCGGTCTGAACTTGGGTCAAGGCAGCGACCCCGAGGTCATGCTGCGCTGGTCGGACGATGGTGGTCACACATGGTCCAACGAGCACTGGGCAAAGATTGGCAAGATCGGCGAGTACTATCGCCGGGTGTTCTGGCGGCGCATGGGCATGACCCTGAAGCTGCGCGACCGCGTTTATGAGCTATCGGGCACCGACCCCGTGAAGATCAGCATCATGGGCGCAGAGTTGATTCTGAGTCCAACGAATGCTTAGCCCAACTACGCCAATCATCACGCCCCCACGGGTGCCGCTGGTTGACCCTCGCACGGGGCTGATCAACAGGGCGTGGTACTTGTTTTTCCTGTCGCTCAACAACGCGGCCACGGCGATCATTGACGACTCAGGCATTACGTTTAGCGCCGAGTCAACAATTGCGTCTCTTGAGGCTGCGCTTGACGCCGTGCGGCAGGAGTTGCAGACCCTGCCGCCCGCACTTGACTTGAGCGATGAGTTGGTCAAGTTGATCGACGCAGCGACGTTGGCAGACTGCTGCTCGGCGTTGGTGTCGCAGGTTGCCGAGTTGCAAAAGCAGATTGACGCGCTGCAAGTTCAGCCCATCGTTGATGCCGGCGCGATCAATGCAGCGATTGCTGCGCTGTCCAGCGCCCCGGCAACGTACACCGCCGACTTCTCGGTGGCCGCTACGAATGTCTGGATTATCAACAACAAGTCCGGGTCATCCTGCACCGCGACGCTGCCAACGGCCAGCATCAGCGCCGGGCGAGTGCTGTACTTTCAGAACTACCAGGCCCAGACGCTGGTGTCAGCGTCGAGCAACGTAGTGCCTCTGGTCGGCGGCTCGGCCACCACGGCGATCTTGGAGGCCGTAGCTGGGGCAAACGCCACCTTGGTTTCCGATGGAACAAGTTGGATAATGACGCAATACTCGTCTAACAACTCTTTGCAATTGGAGTAAACCATGACCGTTTCAGTCAAAGTCCTTGTTCCGGCCAAAACGGTCGAGAACAGCCAAACCACCCAGTACACAGCGACTGGTGTGACGACCATCATCGACAAGTTCACCGCAACGAACTACAGCGCCAGCGCTGCGACGATCAGCGTCAACCTCGTCACGGCTGCTGGCTCGGCCGGCAACCAGAACTTGATCACCAAGACCAAGACCTTGCAGGCGTCTGAGGTGTACACCTTCCCCGAACTGGTGGGCCAGGTGCTTGGCATCGGCGACTTCATCTCGACGATTGCCGGCACGGCCAGCGCCATCAACATGCGCGTCAGCGGGCGTGAGGTGACCTGATGGAACTTACGTCCCAAACCTCAAGTGAGCTTTCCGGGCTGATGCAGCAAAAGGTCGGCGCGTTACAGGCCGAACTGTCTAAGCTGCCGCAGTACCAACCGGAAACAAAACATTACTTTCATGGCGGGATGTACTGCCGCGAGGTGTTTCGGCACGCTGGAGTTTTGGTCGTCGGCGCAGTTCACAAAAAAGAACATTTTTACCTCATCGTGTCGGGAACCGTGGCGATTACGGACGGCGAGGGTAACGTGCAAGAGGTTACCGGGCCTCATTTGTTTCAAAGCAAGCCGGGAACAAAGCGGGCGGTGTATGCAGTAACCGACACGCTTTGCATGACATTTCACGCAATCGAGACAACAACTGTCGAAGAAGCCGAGGCCGAACTGGTTGAGGTGGACCCCGATTCAATGTACAGTCTCGGTAATCAGGTTAAACACACAGAAATTGAGGTGCAGCCATGACTTTTTGGGTTGCTGGTGCTGTAGTCGGCAGTTCTCTCATTGGGGCAAGTGCCTCGCGTAGCGCATCTCGCGCACAAGCCGCTGCCGCTGAACAGGGCATTGACGCGCAAGAGCGCATGTTTGAGCGGCAGGTTGAATTAAGTAGACCCTACCGCGAGGCTGGTGAGACAGCGCTTAACAAGCTGGTCCCGCTAGCGACCGAGTACACGCCGTTTGGGATGCAGCAATTCCAAGCTGATCCTGGATACGCATTCAGGCTGTCGGAAGGCCAGAAGGCGTTGGAGCGGTCGGCTGCGGCTCGTGGTGGGCTGATGGGCGGCGCAACCGGCAAAGCGTTGCTGCGATACGGCCAAGAGATGGGGTCGCAAGAATTTCAAAACGCCTTTAACCGCTTTCAAACCGAGCGTCAAGCGCGTCTCAACCCGCTGCAATCGCTGGCCGGTGTCGGTCAGACCTCAGCGCAGAATCTTGCCGGACAGGCGGGGCAGTTTGGCTCCAACATGGCCGAGGGACTTGGTTCCGCAGCAGCGGCTCGCGCCGCAGGTTATGTGGGCGGCGCCAATGCGCTGAATCAAGGTCTAAGCACCTATATGAACTACTCGCAAGGTCAAAACCTGCTTAACGCACTTCGCTCACCTTCAATGGGGTACACGACTGAAGCAGGTTTTTCAAATACGCCTTCGTATTTAGTTAGGCCTTAAGGAGTTCTCATGCCGATCAATCCCGCAATCGCGATGGGCGTTCAGCCCCTCCAGCTTGCTGACCCGCTGGCGCAGTACGGCAAGATCGCCGCTATCCAGCAGGCGCAGAACGAGAACGCGCTGGCGCAATACAAACTCGGCGCGGCGCAGCGCGAAGAGACGTCGCAAAACGCCTTGAGCCAAGCCTATCAGGCTGCCTACGATCCCGAGAAGGGCACCTACGACATCAACAAACTGCGAGGTTCGCTCATCAAATCGGGCGTCGGCGCCAAGCTGCCTGAGATCGAAAAGAAATTGGGCGAGCTACGGACGCAGCAGTTGACGCAGTTCAAGGCCGAAACCGAACTGGTTGACGCCAAACTGAAGCAGTCGCGATCGTTTCTTGACACTGTCGATCCTACCGACCCCAACGCGCCATCGCAGTACATTGCGTGGCATGAGGCCAACCACAAAGACCCCGTTCTGGGGCCGCTGTTGGCCTCACGCGGCGTTACAGCCGATCAGTCTCGCGCTCGCATCGCGCAAGCCATTCAGCAGGGCCCGCAGGCGTTTGCGCAGTTGCTCGCGCAATCCAAGCTCGGCACCGATGAGTTTATGAAGCAGAACGCGGCCAAGTTCTTTCAGCAGGACACTGGCGGCCAAACTCAGCTTATCTCTGTGCCCGGCCTCGGCGGCACCGCTACGGTTGTGCCCGGCTCTACGGCAGCCAAGACGCTTACGCCCGGCGAAGCCAAACCGAACGTCAGCACTGTCGACACCGGCAGCGAAATCATCACCCAGTCCTACGATCCAGTCACGAAAAGGATCACCGTGCTGGAGCGCCGCCCCAAGCAGCTCACGCCCGATCAGGCCCGCACAGCAGCGCAAGAGGCGCGGATTGTGTCGAACACGATTACCGATGCGGCCGGCAACGTCACGCTGCTCAACAAGTTCGGTCAGGTCATCAACCCCACCGACGCTGTTGGCGCGCCTGCGACCATCAAGAAAGAAATGAAGCCGGAAATCCGCGAAGTGGACACCGGCAGCGCCGTTGTCACGCAGCTGGTCGACCCCAACACCAAGCAGATCACGGTGCTGGGCCAGCGTCCAAAAACGCTCACGCCCGAGCAGCAGCGTCAAGCGGGGCAAGAAAGCAGAGTCGTCGCCGGTTCGGTCACCGATTCGGCCGGCAACGTCACGCAGTACAACAAGTTCGGCCAAGTCATTCAGACCACCGCGCCTGCTGGCGGCGGCGCCGTGCAGCTCAAGGGCAAGCCCAGCGCGACGTTTGAGAAGACAGAGGCGCAGCGCAAGCAGCTGTCGAGGGACTTGGACACCGCGATTTTTGAACTCAAAGATGCCATCAAGCCCAACGGTTTGATTGACCAGTCCACCGGCAGCGGTGTGGGCCGCGCAGTTGACGTCGGTGCGCGGTTCATCGGTCAGGCGACCAAGGGCGACATCGCCATCGGCAAGCTCAAACCGATCGCTGACATCGTCCTCAAGATGGTGCCGCGTTTTGAAGGCCCGCAGTCCGACAAGGACACGCAGTCCTACAAGGAGGCAGCCGGCCAGCTGGCTGATCCGACGCTGCCCCGCGAGATTCGCAAGGGCGCAGCGCAAACCATCATCCGCTTGATGGAGAACCGCAAGGGCCAGTTTGTGTCGACCGACATGGCTGCCGAAGGTACTGCGGCCGGCGGCGGCGTGGACGCCAACAACCCGTTGCTGAAGTAAGGAGGGCGTCATGGCCGCATCGCTCGCCGAGATCATCCAAGACCCCAACTACGTCAACGCCAACGAGGCGACTAAGCGCGCCATCTTTGACAAGTACGCGCCGCTCGACCCGAACTTTTCCAAGGCCAACGCTGCCACGCAGGAGGCCATCCGCGTTAAGTTTGGCGTGGCGCAGCCCCGTGCGGCCGAGTCTGAAGGAGTGCCCGGCCCCCGGGCAGAGCCGCCAGCATGGGCCTCCCAGTACCCGAACCTGTACAAAGGCGCGGTCGCCGCACGTCAGCTGCTCGGCCCTACGGTCGAGATGCTCGGCGGTGTCGCGGGCGGCGTCGGCGGCGCGGCCGCTGGCACGTTCGGCGCCGGGCCCGTGGGCACGGCAGTCGGCGGTATCTCTGGTTCGGCGCTGGGCTACGGCACGGCCAAGCAGGGCCTGCGCGCCGTCGATGTGGCCCTTGGTTTGCAGCCCCCGTCGCAGACGCTGGGGCAAGAGATGCGTCAAGCGGGCGGCAACGTCGTCGAGGGCGCTACCTACGAGGTTGGTGGCCGGCTGGCTGCGCCGGTCATCAACCGGCTGGTGCAGGCCGGCGTGACCGGCGTCGGCAAGCTCGCTGACATCACCAAACTGCCCAATCAGCTGGCCGCTCGCACGGCTCGCGAAGCGTTGGGCACGCCAGAACAAGTTGCTGCCGCTCGGGCTGCGCTGCAGGCGCCGGGGGCCCAAGGGCTGACCGCGCAGCAGGCGTTGGCGCAAGGCGGCGTCATTTCGCCCAGCGCGCAAGCTACGATTGAGAAGACGATCAGAAAGACCGGCACCGTCGACACCCGCGCCACCATCGAGGCAGGCCAAGAGGCCGCGCGCAAGTCGACCATTCAGGGCGTCACGCCTGACTTGCAGGCAGCGATTGAAGCCCGCCGCGCGGCGTCCAAGCCGCTCTACGAGGCCGCCGATCGCGCTGTGGTGCCGATCGACGACGCGCTGACCAGCGTCATCTCTCGGATGCCCGACGGCACTTTAGCTGCTGCGGCCAACATCGCCAAGATGGAGGGCCGGCCCTTCATCATGGGCAAGACCACGCCCGGCAAGATGGTCGAGATGCCCGGGCAATTTGATGTCACCGGCAAGCCCATAATGATTCAGGAGCCCGGCAAAACGGCCAGCATCACCGGCGAGTCGCTGCACTACATCAAGCGCGCGCTAAGCGACATCGCCTACGGCCCGACGGCCACCACCGGCGTTGGCCGCGACACCCAGTTGGCCGCGCGGCAATTGCTGGACGACTACGTCAAGGTGTTTGAGGCGAAGGTGCCTGATTACGGGCAGGCCCGCGCTACGTTTTCCGCGCTGTCGGCGCCAGTCAATCAGGCGCAGGTGCTCAAAGAGATGGTGTCGGTGCTGGAGAAGCCCGGCGGCGGCGAGCGCATCGGGCCGTTCCTCAACGTGCTGGGCCGGGGCGAGCAGGCCATGCTCAAGCGCGCCGGCGGCCGGGGCGGCGCTCGCTTTGAGTCGCTCACCGAGGTGCTGACGCCCGAGCAGCTCTCCAAAGTGCGCGAGGTTGCCAAGCAGCTGGAGACTGAGGCCGCCATCGGCCAGCAGATCAGCGCCGGCCAGCAGCGCGCCACCGAGCTGCTCAAGGAAGAGCTGCCTAACTACCGTCTGCCCAACATCTTCAACGTGTTGGCGACGACGGCCAATAAGGTGCTGGACACGCTGGGCACCCGCGTCGGCGAGAAGACCATCAAGACGATGGCCGAGGCGTCGATGTCGGCCAAGTCGTTTGACGAGCTGCTGGGCATGTTGCCCGGCGACGAACGGATCAAGGTGCTCAAAGCCATCAACGACCCGCAGACGTGGGCGTCAGTGCGCGCCGCGACGCCAAAAGCGGCGATGGGCGTTGGCGGGGCAATTGAGAACCCTGAGACACCCCAAATCAACAACTTGGCGCCAGCGCCTGCTGCGCCTGCAAATGCTCTGGCGAGGTGAACATGGCTTTGGAAGGGAACGCGGAGATCGACCCCGTGAAATACGGTGTCCTGTGGCAAAAGGTGCAGGACATGGACAAGAAGATGGACAAGATGGAACGCCAGATGGAGCAACTGCTGGACATGGCAAGCCGTTCCAAAGGCGCGCTGTGGATCGGCATTGGTCTGTGGTCGGCCCTGACCGGCGTTGTCGGGTTCTTCTTCGGCAAGCACTGATGTTCAAACTCAGCGCTCGCTCGCTGGCAAAGCTGGATGGGGTAAACCCTAATCTGGTTCGCGTTGTCAAGCGCGCGATCGAGCTGACCAAGGTCGACTTCGCCGTCACGGAAGGGCTGCGCACGCCTGCTCGGCAGCGCGAGCTGTTCGCTAAGGGCGCCAGCCAGATCAAGGAAGGCGGCACGCATGTAGCCGGCCGGGCCGTTGACGTGGTGGCCTACATCGGCAACCGCATCTCATGGGAGTTGAACCTCTACGACGACATCGCTGATGCCATGAAAGCGGCCGCGTTGGAAGTCAACGTAGGACTGCGCTGGGGCGCGGCGTGGAACGTGCCTGACATTCGTCATTGGAAGGGCACGATGGAGTCAGCGATGATGTACTACGTCGACGCCCGTCGTAATATGGGCCAGCGGCCTTTCATCGACGGGCCGCACTTTGAACTGGCATAGGAGGCCATATGGATCCGCTGACCATACTCGCTGCGCTGGGGCCACTGGCCGTTGACTTAGGGAAATCCCTCATCGGACGCTTCATCCAGACCGACGGCTACAAACCCGTCAACGTAGACGAGTACGTCAAGATGCGCCAGTTCGATCTGGACATGTTCAAGGCGATGAACGAGGCCGGTGGGGCCAACCCCTCATACCCGTGGGTCGAGGCCGCTGTGCGCCTTATGCGCCCGGCTGTTGCGGCCGTTGTGCTGGGCACTTGGGCCGCGCTGAAACTTCAGGGCCAGTCGAGCGAGACGGTCGACAACTTTGCGGCCGCCGTGGGCTTCTACCTGTTCGGCGACCGCACGCTGTTCTACAGCCGCAAAGCAAAGTAGCCTGAGGGGGCAGTCACGCCCCTGCCGGCAGTTGTGGTTGCAGCAGGTCACCACGGCGCGGGCTCGGCGTCGGCGAGGGGGTCGGTTTTTCTACGCGGGACGGTGTTTTGGTACATGCGTCCGTTTTCTTCGTAGACGCGGAAGGGCCAATTTTCACGACGCTTTCTTGGGTAGTGAACTTGTGCAGGTTCGCACACTCTCGGCGCCGGCGCTCGTCCCGCGTCTCCTTCACCACTGTCCATGTTCCGCATACTGGGCATTTCATTTGATCTCCGTCGCGCTGTGCAGATAGCTCGTCAAACGCTTTATACGCGCTTCGTGATACTTGCACATCGACTCAGAGAATTCGCGCGCTGACTGCGCCTCCAGCAGCTTGCGCTTGGCCTCCTCCAGCTCCTTGAGCGCCAGCGACTCCGCGCTGGGCAGTCGGAAGTAAGCGCGCATCGCGTCCATCAGTTTCCGCATGATCTTCTCCTTATAGCGCCCGGGCCTCTTTCAGAATCTCCATGCGCTCCCGGGCGGCGCGCAGGCTGGTGTAGCGCTGGTGCAAGCGCTCAAGAATCGACAGGCGCCGGCGGCCAACGCGCTCGGCGTTGAGCAGCTCCAGCACCTCGTTTTCACTGAGCAGCGCCAGCTCTTTGTTCAGCTTTCGCCAGTTCGTTTGCAATCTTCTTCTCCAGTTCGTCGATCTGTCGGCCCACGCGCAGCATGGCGCGCTCGGCCCGGTTGTACGCCTTGGCCCATTGACGCTCTTCGGCCTTGGACGCCTTGAGCTTGGCCTTGAGCAGCTTAATTTTTGTCGAGTCCATATCGTTCCTTGATTACGCGAGTGATGTCACGGGGCGTCATGCCGGGGATTGCGGAGATGAGCGCGCACTCCATCGCCACCTTCTGCGCGAATTGGCGCATCTCTTTGACCGTCATCACCGCGATCGGCAGCTTCTCAGTCGCTGCGTCGCGAATCATCTCGATCAGCTCTTCGTCTTTGATCACTTCAGTTCCTCCATTGCTACGTCACTGATGGCGCGCTTGTCGTGCAGCGCGGCCCAAATCTTTTCGTCCACGGTCTTGTTGGTCATCAGGACGTAGCACCAGACGTCGTGTCGCTGGCCGGAACGGTGCAGTCGCCCAACGGTTTGTTCGTAAAGCTCAAGACTCCACGGCAAGGACAGAAAGACCATGTGTCGGCCTCCGTGCTGCAAGTTAAGGCCATGACCTGCGGATTTTGGGTGCACTGCCAGAAGTGGAACCAAGCCGGCGTTCCATCGCTCAATGGCACCAGCATCGTCCAGCGTGGTGAGGTGCTTGTATCGTCGCTTGAGTTCGGCGAGTTCTTCTTGGTAGTTGTAGACAAGGAGGGTGTTTGCATGTTGGTTTTCTTCCAGTAGGTCATCGAGGGCGTCAAACTTGTGCGGGCTGAACCAGCGCGGCTCGGGCGTGTAGACGAACCCGGACGACATCTGTTGCAGCTTCTGCGTGACCACGGCCGCGTTCTGGGCCACGGCGGCGGTGTCAGGAAATTGCACGATGAAATCCTTCTTCATCGTCTCGTAGGGCTGGCGATCCTCCAGCTCAACGCGCAGCTCGACCGTGTGCAGCGGCGGCAGCGTGTCGGTGTAGACGCCCGGCTCCAGCACATAGGTGGCCGGCTTGATGCGCGCCATGACCTGTTCCAGCGCGCCGGGGCGTGGCGCCCACTCGTTGTAGTCCTTGTTGACCAAATAGAAATATTGCTGCTGGAACGCACCTTTGCTGCGGCCCAGCAGGCGCTGGTCGACAATCTTGCACTGGCCGAAGACGTCTTCCAAACCGTTGCTGGTGAACGAGCCGGTCAGGCCCCAACGGATGTTGAGCGTGTCCATGACCTTGAACAGCGCCTTAAAGCGCTTGCCCGAGGCGTTCTTGAGCTTGGTCAGCTCGTCGAACACCACGCCGTCGAAGATGCCAAGGTTCAGCTCAGACAGCCATTGCAGGTTGTCGTAGTTGATGACCATGACGTGCGTGTCGGCCGCGTAGGCCACCAGACGCTGGCGCGGCGTGCCGATGCACACAGACATCGTCAGCTCGGGCGCCCATTTCGGCGCCTCGACCGGCCAGACGTCGGTGCAGACGCGCTTGGGCGCGACCACCAGCCAGCGCTTGACGACGCCCCCGCGCACCATGTCGCGCATAGCCGTGAGCGTGAGCGCGGTCTTGCCCGCGCCCACCGGCGCCAGCACCATCGCCCTGTCGTGTTCGAACAGGAAGTCGGCAGCGTCTTCTTGATACGGTCGCAGCTTCATAGCTTGTCCATCGGAAGAACGTCAAGCACATGTTCGGCAAGCAGCACTTGCTCTACAACCACTGAGGTCGGCGTTTCAAATACCTGATCGCGGTATCGCCATGCGCGGGTGTCGCGCTCAACGCTGTACGACGGCAAGGCGTAGCCTGCGTCGTAAACATCTTTTGAGTTGTCAAACTGTTTCATTCTTCTACCCACGCATCAATCGCATCAGCACTTTGCTGACCGCCAAGCAAAACGATAGGCGACGTCCAGCGACCGTTGATGAAGCGCTGGCTGCGTATGTACTTAGCTATCTGCTCATCGGTCAGCCGGCCAGTAACTGGCGGCACATACGGGTCGGGCGGGTACACGAATTCCGTAGTCTGATTCCACTCGTCGGCAATCTGCTTGGCGTGCGCCTCATCGGTCACCACAGCACCGCGCTTCTCGGCGAACGTCAACACGTTGACGCCGTTCTTGTTCATCACGCCCCACCATGTCGGGCCGACCTGCTCGGCGCGGTACGGGCCGACGGCGAAGTACTTAGCCGGCAAGGCTGTTAATCCACTCATCAACGTGCTCCTTTGACCACAGGCAGGCGTAGCGCTGCCCCATGCGCGCCATCTCCGACGCGAAGTGCTTCTGCAACGGCGACAGCCGGCCGCCGGGCGCCTTCAGCTCGATGAACCATGTGCTGCCGTCGGGCAGGCAGACAACGCGGTCGGCCACACCCCGGTGCGCTGGGCTCGTAAACTTGTACGCCACGCCGCTTAACTTCTTGACTTGGCTCACCAGATGAGCCTCGATTTGTTTTTCCATGCGGTGCATCATAACACCGTCAAAAACTTCTTGACAACCCTTTTTTGTTTTGTGGTAGGATCAAGGCTCGTTCAATTCACTGGAGTCCAATATGCAACACAGCAAGATCGTCGGCGGTTCCACCGCCAAGCGCGTCATCAACTGCCCCGGCAGTGTGGCGCTGGTTCAGAGAATGCCTCCCCAAGTGGAGAGCAAGTACGCCGCCGAGGGCACCATGCTGCACGCCTGCATGGAAGACCTGCTGGCCGATGGTGAGCTGGGCGACGTCATCGCCAAGAACAAACTCACTGATGAGCAGGCCGACAAACTCCAGTACTGCCTTGACGCGCTCGACGAGATCGACCCGAAGCAGGAGATGGTCTTCAACCAAGAGGTCGAGGTGTCATTCGACGGCGTCAAGGGCCTTGAGGGCGTCTTCGGCAATGTCGACCTGATCGGCCGCCTCGGCGACCGCGTCATCATCCTTGATTGGAAGTTCGGCGACGGTGTCATGGTCGAGGCCGAAGAGAACCCGCAGGGGCTGTTCTACGCAGCTGCTGCCATGCGCACCAAGTCGCTGGCGTGGGCGTTCTACGACGCCAAAGAAATCGAGATCGTCATCGTCCAGCCGTTCGCAACCCGGCGCTGGGTGACGACGTTTGAGCGCCTGCTGGAGTTCCGCGACGAGCTGGCGCGCGCCGTCAAGCAGGCATCCAAACCCGACGCTGCGCTGGCGATCGGCGATTGGTGCCGCTGGTGTACAGGCAAACCCATCTGCCCTAAGATGACCGGCGCCATCGACCGCACGGTGCACATGAAGCTGGAGGCGCTCGCGCCCGAGGAGCTGTCCAAGGCGCTTGAGCTGGCCGAGAAGCTGGAGTCCTTCATCTCCGACGCCCGCAAGCTGGCGCAGGAGCGGCTTGAGAAAAACATGCCCGTGCCCGGGTACAAACTTGTAGCGAAGCGCGCTACGCGCCAGTGGACTGATGAGCTTGTCGCCATCAAATGGCTGGACAGCCAAGGTATCAACCCTTTCAAAGGTGAGACTATTTCTCCAGCACAAGCGGAGAAAGAACTCAAAAAGAGCAAGGTGGCGCTGCCCGACGCACTCGTCGTGGCAGTGTCGTCAGGCAGCACGTTGGCGCCGGAGAGCGATCCCCGGCCCGCCGTGCTTAATGTTGGGACGCAACTCGTTGCGGCCCTTTCTAAACTCCAGTAAGGAAGACAGTCATGTCAAATCTCGTATCGTTCAGTCAAGCAAACCTCCCCGCAGTAGCAAGCCTGTCTACGGCGCTGCGTTCACTTGAGAAGGAAGTCGGCCCCTCCGGCGTCGTCCTGCTCAAGATGGACAAGACCGGCCACTGGGTCTATGGCGCCGACCAAACCGAAGTCGAGGACAACTCGACTTGGGCCGTCAACCCCTTCTCCTTCGTCCACGGCTTCATCGCTTGGGGTGACGGTGAGGTGTTGGCAGAGAAGATGGTGTCTGTGTCGCAGCCCCTGCCCGAAGTCGACGCCGCGCCCCCGGGCGCCAAGCGTGGATGGGAAACGCAGGTCGGCATGTCGTTGAAGTGCCTCAACGGCGAAGACGAAGGTATGGAAGCACGCTACACGACCACCTCGGTGGGCGGCAAGCGCAGCGTCCAGACCCTCGCTCTGGCGATCGCAGCTCAGGTCGAGAAGGAGCAGTCCAAGCCCGTGCCAGTGGTGCGCCTGAAAAAGGATCACTACACGCACAAGTCCTACGGGAAAATCTTCACGCCGGTCTTTGAGGTCGTCGAGTGGGTTGGCATGGACGGCAAAGCCGAAGAGAAGGTCGAAGCCGCGATCGAGGCCCCTGCAGCGGAAGAGGCGCCTCGTCGCCGTCGCCGCGCCGTCTAAGGTCGGAGGCCGGGGCCTTGTGAAAGGTTCCGGCCTTTTTCTTTCTGGAGAAAGCTATGCACCCCTACCAAGACTTGTGCCACCTTCTGCGCGAGTATCAGCTCGCCTGTGATTCGATGGACGACGATGGCGCGCTCAAAGTCGCCATGCAAGTGCGTGAGGCCGCGCACCAGCTCGTCGTTCAGGCCGCCAAGAACGTCAGCCCGCCGGCAGACCCGCGCCAGCTGGAGCTTGACCTGTGAGCATCCTGTGGATTGATTTTGAGACGCGCAGCCGGTGCGACCTGCCGGCACGCGGCGTCTACAACTACGCGCAGGACGGCAGCACGGAGGTGCTGTGTCTGTCCTACGCCTTCAACGACGAAGAAGTCGTCACATGGCGCCCGGGCGAGCCTTTTCCGCACCGGGTGGCCGAAGCCGTGCAGTACGGCATCACCATCCGCGCCCACAACGCCGCGTTTGAGCGGCTGATCTGGACGTACGTCCTCGCGCCTGACTACAACCTTCCGACACCGCGCTTGGAGCAGTTCTACTGCACCGCCACGCAGGCGCGCGCCAACTGCGGCCCGGGCGGCCTTGAAGACGTGGGCCGCTTTGCATCGGCCGACATGAAGAAGGACTACCGTGGCGCGCAGCTCATCCGTCTGCTGTCGCTGCCGCAGGCCGACGGCACCTTCCGCAAGGACGAGAAGCTGCTGGCTGAGATGATCGCCTACTGCGAGCAGGACGTGCGCGCCATGCGTGCCATCTCTAAGGCCATGCGCGACCTGAGCGCCGAAGAGCTGGCCGACTACCACGCCAATGAGCGCATCAACGACCGTGGCGTGCTGGTGGACGTCGACCTGTGCAAGGCCGCCGTCAAGTACGCCAGCGATGAGCTGGTCGAGATCGAAGAGATCGTCGCTGAAGTCACCAACGGCGAGGTCGCCAGCGTCCGCAGCCCCAAGATGCGCGAGTGGGTGCTGGAGCGCGTGGGTGAAGAGGCCAAGAAGATGATGGTCGTCTACAAGGACGGCGAGAAGAAGTTCAGCATTGACAAGACCGTGCGCGCCAATCTGCTGGTGCTGGCCGAGGAGAACCCTGATGAGATACCGCCCGCTGTTGCCGAGGTCATCCAGTGCGCCGACGACCTCTGGGCGTCGAGCGTTGCGAAGTTCAGCCGCCTCGCTGCGCTCGCCGACGAGGAAGACCATCGGGTTCGGGGAGCCTTTGTATTTGCGGGTGGATCAGCTACGGGACGGGCCTCGTCCTACGGCGCTCAAGTTCACAACTTTACCCGGAAGGTCGCGGCTGCCCCGGATGACGTACGTCATGCAATGGTCAGAGGCCACAGCATTGTTCCGAAGTACGGAAAGCGCGTCACCGACGTTCTGAAGGGAATGCTTCGTCCTGCGCTTGTGCCGGCGCCGGGGCATACGCTGATCGTAGCCGATTGGGCGGCGATTGAGGCGCGCATGAACCCGTGGCT